ATTACCGACCAAGCCTCCGAAGCTCTCGCCTCCGTATCCAACATGCCCACCCCGTACGGACATGCCGAAACGTACGTGCGTTTGTGGGCTGGTCAAACCCGCGACGACAAAATGGTCACCGTATCCACCCGCATGCCCGTAGAGAACCCCACCGAAGGAAAACCAGCCGTATTCGACCAACTCACCCAACTCACCTCCTACGAGCTCCTCGCCCGCTGGGTGGAACGCATCGAGGACTTCTTCAACCCGCCCTCATCCCGCGAAATTCAGGCACCATGCCCGCACTGCAACAACCGATACGTGTACCGGCAGAAAGACGGCCAGCAGGTTCGCTCCGCAGCCCTCAACTTCCACCGCAGCAGGGAGACAGGGGAAACTGTCGAAGCGAGATGCTCAGCATGCGGTGTCGCGTGGACACCCGACCTGTTCGAACACCTCGCTGTTGTACTCGGAGGTAAAACCTCCGACCAAGTGCGCGACGAATGGGCAGCCAAAGACGCCGCAGAAGCTGAACGGGAAGCACGGAAAGCCAAGACGCGAGCGAAACGAGAACATGCCGACACGCCAGAATAACAATGGTGTAGTTCCTGAACGTTTTGTGGCATAATTGTAAGTGCTCGGCATGAGTCTGCCTAGCCACATACTTCGCTAAGAAAGGCCAGCATCTTCGGGTGCTGGCCTTCTTTCGTTTAATCTGTGCGTTCAGGCGCAGGGTGCCCGTCACGGCCAGTGCAAGACGTGGGGCGGGAGCAAACCGAGTACTCGCACTAGCGGCCCTCCCTGAACGCCCACAACTCTTCCGACCGCCGAGCAGCCAACTAGCCGCCCAGAGCGTGCACACCTCGCGCGAGTTCGGAACACCCTCCCCTCCAAAGGAAACCCAGCCTCGCAGTCTCGGCCAAGCCGCCCGCGAGCAACTCAACACGACCGAGCCAGATCAAGCTGCGGCGGTCAACCCCACAACTTCGGCAGGCCCACGTCAACGCTGAAACGGCTACCTGTAGGCGAAGGACACCAGCTACGAGCACCACCCGTTACCTTTCTCGGGTCGAGGTGTACCTGCGAAAGCCTGCCGAACACTACAACCCCCGAGGCTGAGCCTCATCCGAACGCGTCCAGGCGGCGCAACGAGGTGATCCTTATGGCCCGAGGTAGACCAGTCGCCCCCGAGCTACGCGCGCGCATCATCGAACTGATCAAGTCCGGCATGGCCCGGAACGCTATCGCTCGTGAAGTGACCATCGCCCCTTCCGTAGTCACTCGCATTGCGCAGGAGGAAGAACTTACCTTCGATCGTGGTCCGACTGCTGCGGCTGTTGCTGCACGACAGATGGACATGAAGGCTCGCCGTGTCGAGTTGATCGAGGAACTCATGTCGAAGGCTGCTGATCATCTGGTGGCGATCGATCAGCCGTTCCTCGCGTTCAGCTTCGGCGGCAAGGACAACAGCTACGAGGAGCACACACTCGACCGAGCACCGACTGGTGATCTGTTGAATCTGCATCGGGCGACGTCGTTGGCGTTGAAGGATGCCCGCGATCTGATTCGTGATGATGATGATGAGGGTGTTGGTGAGGCGGAGTCGCTGCTCATGAACTTGATCCTCGAGTTGGGGCTCAACGATGACTGACGAGATCCTCACAGTTGATGGTGAACCGCTACCGGAGATGTCGACGCTGGGGCCTCAGCAGATTCGTTCGCTGAAGGAGTCCCGGGCGCGCATCAACATTTTTGAGGGTGCGATCCGTTCGGGTAAGACGATCGTCTCCTTGCTGCGGTTCCTCATGGCCGTCATGTTTGCCCGTGGTGGTGTGATCGTTGTCATTGCCCGCACACGTGACTCGGCATACCGGAACGTGTTCGAACCGTTGATGGACACAGCCTTGTTCGGGCCTCTCGCGAAGCTCGTGCACTACACGGCCGGCGCACCTACAGGCCGGATCATGGGCCGCACAGTTCATGTGCTTGGTGCGAATGACAAGAAGTCCGAGAAGGTTCTTCGTGGTCTGACTGTTGCTCTCGCCTATGTGGACGAGATCACCGTCATCCCTGAAGAGTTCTTCACCCAGCTTCTTGGCCGCATGTCCCCTCCCGGCGCCAAGCTGTTCGGCACCACAAACCCGGATAGCCCAGCGCACTGGTTGAAAGCGAAGTTCCTCGACCGCATCGGCCTCGACCTGAAGAACTGGCGCACCTGGCACTTCACCCTTGACGATAACCCCGGCCTGTCTGAGGAATACAAGAACCAAGTCAAGCAAGAATTCACTGGCCTCTGGTACAAACGCTTCATCCTTGGCGAGTGGGTTGCTGCTGAGGGCGCTATCTACGACATGTGGGAGCAGCCGAAGCACACCATCGCATGGGATGACCTGCCGCAGATGCGTGAGCTGCTGTGCTGCGCAATTGACTACGGCACCACAAACCCCACAGTCGCCGGGATCCTCGCCATCAGCGCCGAAACCGATGCTTACGGTCGTCCCGCTTCTCGCCTGTTCATGGTCGACGAGTGGACGTACGACTCGAAGGTGTCGCACGCGAAACTCACCGATGCGGAACTGTCGAAGCAGATGCGGGCATGGCTTGATGCCGGCGGACACACACCGATCGACACTTACCCACCGATGAAGCCGCGGTACACAATCCTCGACCCGTCTGCTGCCTCGTTCAGGGTGCAGCTGTCACAGGATGGCCTCGTATCTACTCAGGCCGACAACGAGGTGCTGTACGGCATTCGCACGGTCGCCTCACTGCTCGGTGCCGGAAAGCTCCTCATTGCTCGCCCGACGGAGAAGAACCCCACCCGCGGTTGCCCACGCTTCATCCAAGAAGCCCCCGGCTACGCGTGGGATCCAGAAGCCACACTCAAGGGCGAAGACAAGCCGCTGAAGGTCGCTGACCACTCGCTCGACCAGAACCGTTACGGCGTTGTCACGACCGAGAACATCTGGCGCCAACACATCAAGCTCGCAGCCTAAGGAGGCCTCATGGCAAACGCCGACCAGTGGCCACCCTCCCCTTTCCACATTGCGGGCGCACGGTACAACGAACACCGCGCCTGGTGGTCTGGTGATATGGCCACCATCAAAGCGATCTACTCCGGCACCGGTGTCGCAACGCACACTCACAAGGGTGTCGCGCACCGTGGCGGTGTTATCGGTGGTCTCTCGAAGATGTTCTGGGGGCAACCTGTTGCTGAGGGTGAGAGCCGCACCCAACTGCATTTGCCGTTGCCTGCTGATGTTGCCCAGAAGTCGTCATCGTTGCTGTTTGGTGAAGCACCCCGCATTGAGCTTCCCGATTTCGAGGAGAAGAACAAGGCCGGTCAGGCACGCCTCGACCTGATTATGCGTTCTGATGAGTCACACTCACAGCTGCTGATCGCTGGCGAGTACGCATCCGCTCTTGGTGGCGCCTACCTTGCCCCTGTGTGGGACAGCGAGGTTGCTGACCATGTGTTCCCGAAGGCGTACCGGGCTGATGTTGCAATCCCCACGTTCCGTCATGGTCGTTTGTCGTCGGTGAAGTTGTGGACTGAGTACCGCACCGACAACGCGAACATCATCTTCCGCCTCATTGAGGAGCACACGGCTGGCCTGATCCGGTACACGCTCCACAAGGGGGGCGAGAACGTTCTCGGTCAGGCTGTGCCCATCACTGAGCACACGGAAACGGCACACCTTTCAGGTCTGATTTCTCCTGTGGAGTATCTGTCTCTCGCTACTGATGGCAAGTACACGGTCAGTGTTGCGACAGGTATCTCCGAGATGGCTGTTTCGTACATTCCCAACATGCTGCCGAACCCCGATTGGGAACAGTTCGGACCACTCGCGTCGGTTGGTCGTTCTGATTTCCTCGGCAACGAACCCGTGTTCGACAAGGTCGATGCCATGTGGTCGTCGCTGTTCCGTGATGTTGAGAACGGGCAGGGTCGCCTCACCGTTCCTGAGTCATATCTTGAGAATGCCGGTGTTGGTAAGGGTGCCACCTTCGATCCGTACCGCCAGGTGTACTCGGGTATCAACGCACTCGGATCCGCTGGCGACTCCCTTGCTTCGCAGATCACCGAAACTCAGTTCGATATCCGTGATGAAACACACCTGAACATCATTGATGCGCTCGAGCGTCGTGTGTTGCGCACAATCGGCCTGTCGCCGAAGGAATTCGGGAAGGTTCAACCGTCCGGCAACAAAACAGCCACGGAAGTGACGGACGACAGAAGCGAATCTGAGGCCACACGAGACGTGAAGGGCATCCACGCCCGACCTGCTCTCGCAAAGCTCGCACGCCTCTCGCTGGCCATCGATGGTGTGGTGTTCGGCGGTAAGGGTGGCGGCGAGTTTGACGCCCCCGAGGTTACGTTCGCGAAGATTTCACAGGAAGACCCGGAGAAGCGGGCCCGCACGTTGCAGATTCTTGACATGGCTCGTGCGATATCTCTTGAGGCTCGTGTTCGTGAGCGTGTGCGTGACGACAACCTTACTGAGACTGAAATCAAGGAAGAGATCGCCCGTGTGGAGCTGGAGCAGGGTAAGCCTGCCCCGGATCCTGCCACATTCACCGGCATTGAAGACCCTGACGAGGAGATGCTGCCGTGATCGAGTTCTTGCTGTGCATGCTCATCGCTCTGCTGCTTGTGCTCATGTATCCGACGGGCCGCGGGCAGCGCATCGAAGGCGTTTCGTGGTTCGACATTCAGCATGAGATGCGGGGCACGTCGAAGAAGGCGCGCGGTCGCATGCAGCAGACGAAGGCTCACCGCAAGGCGAAGACGCGGAGGTAGCTCGTGCCCCTCTACGTTCCAGACCCCGAGAACCTCGCACCCGCTGCTGATCTGATCGAGGAGTTGGGCGCCGAGCTTGCTGCACGTTATGCCGGCGCTGAGGATGAGCTAATTCGTGAGATTGCGAAACGTTCCTACCGTGATGTGGCGTTGCAGCAGGCTCTGGCCACTGCGACTCTCACCGCCGAGCAGACCCAAGCACTCGCCGACAGGATCGTCCAGAACCGGGCGTTTGCTGAACTTGCCGCATACCGGGCACAGTCCATCCGCGAACTACAGTTCCTCGCCATTGAGGTAACAGACAAGCTGCGTCGTGCAGGGCTCGCGCAGGAACTTATCGACATTGCTGCGAAGGAAGGTGAAGCCGCCGCCGCTGCACGGTTGCGGATGGCTTCACGACTCCCCCAGACGAGCGCGCTCACCGGCAACGCCACACAAGCTGTCGCTGCACTGACCATTGACCTCAGTTCACGCCTTGAAGCGATGCACCTCCGCATCACCCGCTACCCACAAGACGCTTACCAGAAGGTCATCTCGTTCACCGCGTCATCACAGCTGCTCACCGGACAAACGATGAAGGTTGCACAAGCCCAAGCAGTGCAACAGTTCCTGTCACAGGGCATCACCGGGTTCGTAGATCGCGCTGACCGCAACTGGCGCATCGGCTCCTACGCAGAAATGGCCGGACGTACCGCTGTACGCCGCGCCTACGAAGATGCCGGCATATGGCGGATGCAGCAATCAGGCCTCAACCTTGTCACCATCGTCGGCGGCATTGATGCTTGCAAGTTTTGCGCCCCATGGATTGGGAAGGTTCTTTCCACCAACGGGCAGACCGGTGTTGTGACGCTTCCACACGCGACAGAAGACCGGACGGTGTCCATCACCATCGCGGGCACCCTCGACCAGGCGAAAGCTGCAGGTTGGGGGCACCCGAACTGTCGAGATAGAGCAGTCGCTTACCTTCCCGGCTTATCGATCCCGCAAGAGAGTGTCGAGTACTCCCCCGAGCGGGAGAAGGAACGCTCGAAGCAACGAGAGATCGAGCGCGAGATCCGTGCAGCTAAACGTGACGTTGCGACTGCTGGTGATGATGTGTCCCGCCGTCGGGCGATCCGCGAAGTTCGAGAACGTCAAGCGTCCATGCGTCAGTTCACCAATGACACCGGCCGGAACCGTTCGAACTATCGCGAGCAGCTGCACTTCGCAGACGGCAAATAGCTTCCCAGCGAGACGGCTGGGTCGAATCAAGGAGAACATCATGGCAGAGTCCACGACACCCACCCCTCTTGAGCAGCGATTCTTCACCGCCTCATCCGGTAAGCCTGCAACCGACGAGCAGAAGCATGCGGTCGTAAAGCTGCAAGAGGCAATCGTTCAAGTCGCCTCGCACATCGGCGCATTCGTGCCTGACGGCCGCAACAAGTCCCTTGCACTCACCGCTCTCGAAGACGTGCAGATGCGCGCCAACCGCGGCATCTTCGCCACCGGCCCAAGCGCCTAACCATAAGGTCCGCTGTAACCCGCACGGGTAACGGCCAGTCCGCTTCGAGCGGTATGCGGGTTCGAGTCCCGCCAGCGGAACAGACGCCTCGCGTCCAGCACGTCCTGCAAGAGCAGGCGATCCACCCAACTCGGCCAGGCGCCGCGAAGGAGTACAACCGTGTCCATCAAGACCAGCATCATCCCTGTTCAGCGCAACGTCGACGGCATGGCTGTCATCGGGCGCACGAAGCACCAGCTCATGGGCATCCGCTACGGCGAGGGCGAAGGTGGAGACGGTGGCGATGCTGCCGCTCAGGCCGCAGCCGCAAAGTCTGCCGCTGATGCCGCAGCAGAAGCCGAAGCCGCGAAAGCCCCCTGGACTTCCGAGAACTTCGACCCCGCCCGCGCACAGCGCCTCGTCGAGAACCTCCGCGGCGACATCGCAGCCCAGAAGGCTTCCACCAAGACCGAGATCGACGCAGCAGTGAAGGCCGCAACCGCCGACGCTGTGAAGCAGTCGAACCTC